ATCATGGCATTTTGGAACGCACCATTAGATTGTGAAAACCATGCAGAACTCGCAGTTCGTACCTCTATGGAGTGTGCGGTGGAGACTGAGAACCTAAAGGCTGCATGGAAGGAGAAAGGACTACCAGAGATTAATATTGGTAGTGGTGTCAATACAGGAACATGCATTGTCGGTAATATGGGTAGTACCACCAGATTTGACTATTCGGTTATTGGTGATGCAGTCAATCTGGCTGCAAGATTAGAGGCCTCAACTCGCAATTATCACAAGGAAGATGGTAGTATTGTCAACACCATATATTCTTCATACACCCAAGAACAGTTACCAAATGACCTAAAAGGTGTAGAAATAGACAAAATTAAGGTCAAAGGTAAGGACGAATTGGTAACTATTTACAAACCTCTATAAAAATCAATGACTTATAGTCAGCGATTTGCCTTGACAAAGTATGGCTCATCGCTTATAATAGTTATATAAAGTGAAAAAAGAGGTGACTAAATGAGTAAAGTAATGAATTGGATGATGGACATGGAAGAATGCACTATTGATGCGGCTTCCGTTGTACTTTCGGAATTGGAAGATATTACCAGTAAAGAAACAATATTGTCAAATGTGGTTGCATATGTCAAAGAACGTATGGAAATTGTTGATGAAAACTTCATAAAAGAGTATTTTGAAGAAAATATTGACGAATGGCGATTTGAGTTTAATTCAAAATATATCTAATCAAGCCTTGACAAATCCTGTTCAACGTGTTAGCATAGTTATATATGATGAAAAAAGTGAGTAAAAATATGAAGTTTGAATTCTTTTGTGACCAACCTCAGAAAAAAACTGTGAGTCCTCATGACCATGAGGTTAATTCTAAATGTGAGTGGAATACCTTGTCCAACAAAAACGCAGAAGTCAAAATATTTGACCTTGTGATGGATACAGTTTCTTATGATGATTTTATACGACTTTATCATGCAGCTCTAGCTTCAGAGTATGTTCCAAAAGATGCGATGGAAGTTTACAGACAGTGGTGTGCTGACATTACTGAAATACTTGTTTGCAATGAAGAAAAAGATATGAGTAAGTTTAGACTTAACTGGTATGCTTTATTGCATCGTGATTTGAAAGACTACAAACAAGAGTTTGATTGGGAAATGGTTGCTTTGAAGAAAGCAAAAGAGAAGTACCCACCACTTTATAAAGCTCTGTACTACAGACCCGAAGTAAAACTTGCGTTGGCCGCATAAGAAAGGCATATATATGACTGAACTCCAAAAATATATTGAAGCTGAGAACGCTCAATCCAAGAAGAAAATGGAAGAAGATTCCGATTTGTGGATTGGTATGACGGTTTCTGACCCAGAACATTGGGCAATATATGACGTTTATACGATTGAGGATTACGAGAAGTATATGATTTCTTGTGCCATCAAAGAAGTATCATATGATGCAGATGGTTATAAAAATCGTGTCTCTCATAAAGACTATACTCTTGACCAATTACAAGTATTGCTTGATAGTTATACAACTTTAGATGGCTATATAGATAAGGCATAAATACTTTTATGGACGCTTATACTCACACAATTATTGCTACAGGTGCAATCGGTGCGGCCTATGCATTAGGAAGATATATTCATAATAATACTTTGCATGAAAATGTTGTAGGTTGGGTTCTTGACAAATTAGAAAAAGATGGTTTTGTTCAAACTAAAACTGATAAAGATGGCGAAAAAGAATTAATTAAAATATCAGAAATTATTGCAAAACACATTAATGGTACTTGACTTTTTATACTTAATTATGGTAGATTAATATTATGACTATGCATCTATTGCCTGCGTATTATACAACAACTAATACACGCAAAAAAAAGAAACCCACCAAAAACAAGAGAATTCTTGCGGCCCGCGCTGAATACGAAAAGTTTCTTCGTAAGCAGGGCTGTCATCCTGACCAACTTAAAAAGAAACCTAAGAAGTTTGTAGAGTGGAAAGGTCATGATGTATATCGCAGAGAAGTAAAAAGTTATCCTAGTCTTTCACAAACTGGCATTGCAGACAATGGTACAAAAAAAGACAATACTGAGAAACTAAAAATATCAGCTGGATATACTATTGCGCCTGCATACAATAAGGGTGCGTACCAAGTAATCACCAAAGACAATATAAAGGATATCGGTAAATGAGAGTAGAAGTTCGCAATAATAATGTGGATAAAGCTATTCAGATTATGAAAAAAAAGTTGCAACAAGATGGCTTCTTCAATCAACTTAGAGAACGAGAGTTCTACGAATCAAAAGGCTCTAAACGTAGAAGAACTAAAGCAGCTTCAATTCGTAGACAACAAAGAGAAATAAAAAAGAGGAAGGAAGAACTTGGATACTAACCAAAAAGTAGAAATTGTTGAATTGGAAGAATATGAAAATGTTTCTAAAACTTCAACTCCGTTAAAATTCCAACAACCGTTTGTATGGTATATGAAATGGGCATCTTCAATAGTGCTTATTATTGCAATGGTTATGACCACTAACAACATGTATCCCTACAACATGTATTTACAATGCATTGGTGTTGCTGGTTGGTTAGTTGTTTCAATCATTTGGAACGACCGAGCATTAATAATTGTAAATGCAGTTGCAGTTGCAATTTTTCTAAATGGTATTTTTCAATATCTTATAAGGGGATAAATTATGGCACGAAAAAAAATTACTGCTACTACGGACAATAGCAAGTGGGAATCACCACCAAGAAAAAAGTTTCGTAAACCTCGTAAACCTATGACTGAAGAGCAAAGGATAGCTGCATCAGAACGTCTTGCAAAAGCAAGAGCTATAAGAGCTGCAAAGAATCCTGATTATGGAAATGCTGGTGTGCATCAAAATATTAGAGAATTAAATGATGAACATCAATTACATCCTGATAAGGTTAAGGATTGGATTAAAACACAGAAAGACCTTGTAAAAACTGAACGTGCAGCTATGAGACAAAACATAAAGGGAGCAGTTGCAAAACTCGCAAATCATGAAGGTTACATTCGTAATATGCAAACGTACCTTCGCACTGGAGATTGGGTAGATAATTTCTACGGAGAACACCAACAAGGAAAAGTAAAATGGCGTTGTACAGCATTAGCATACTATTGGTATGGGCCAAATAAGGGTAAACCAAAACGAGATATTGATACATTCTATCCTGATTTGGGTTGTGTGTGGACAAAAGAAATGGCATTAGAGGAATATTAATTTGGAAAATGATGAAGAAGTACGTGGCCAAGTTATAAAGGGGCCATGGAAAAAAAGACACATAAAACAACCTGACGAAATTGAAGCAGAACTTGAAATGAAAATGGAGTTTGCTGAAGATTTAACACAGGAATTAATTGTTCACATGATTCAAATGTGCAATGACAATGAAATTAAAGTTGATGATAAAAAATTTCTTCACGATATTGGAATTGTTATTGAGTTTACAAAGGGATTGGTGTATAGAGCTATGCAATTGAAATATCCTACACAATTAATTGTGGATAAATTTGTTCAAGTTGTTAATGACCCTGATGGAACTGTACACACTGAAGTTGATATAGAACATTTGAGTAAATTCATAGAGTTGTTTATGTCGGAAGATGATAATGATTCTAGTTGATATGAGCCAAATTTCAGTTGCAAATGTTATGATGCACTTGCACATGACTAAAGGAACTAAGCCAGATGATAATATGGTTCGCCATATGATCCTAAATTCGTTACGCATGTATCGTACTCGATTCAAATCAGAATTTGGTGAGTTGGTATTGTGTTATGATTCCAAACATTATTGGAGGCGTGACTATTTTCCAGAGTACAAAGCTTCTCGTAAGACTACCAGAAAAAAATCTAGTCATAATTGGGATGCTATCTTTGAGTGCCTTAATAAAATCAAAAAAGAATTCTCAGAGAATATGCCTTACAAGTTTGTAGAGGTATATGGTGCAGAGGCTGATGACATTATCGGTGTTCTTAGTGCTGAAACTTCTGATGAAGTTATGATACTGTCTGGTGATAAAGATTTTATTCAATTACAAAAGTATCCTAATGTGAAACAGTATAGTCCGATTACTAAAAAAATGGTTGATGGCCACAATCCTGTTACATATCTCCAAGAACATATTTTTAAAGGAGATACCAGTGACGGAGTACCTAATGTGTTATCACCAGACAATACATTTACTGAAGGATTGCGACAGCGGCCATTGGGTGCTAAAAAGATTTCATCTTGGATTGATAATAACATTGATGATGTGTTGCCTAATGATGAAGTAAAACGTAACTACCAAAGAAATAAAAAATTAATTGACCTTACTTGTTGTCCAGAAGAATTGTCGTCTGAGATAATACATACATATAAGGAAGCGACAGTTAATGACCGTAGCAAATTATTGAACTATTTTATTAAAACGAGATTAAAAACTCTAACTGAATCTATAGGAGAATTTTAGAATGGATTTATTAATATCAGAAATTTTGGACAAGGTGTCCAAAGCAAAAACAAAACAAAACAAGGTTGCTCTGTTAAAAGAGTACGATAGCCCATCATTAAGAATGGTTATCAAGTCATCATTTGACCCAAAGATAAAGTGGGCGTTGCCAGATGGAGAAGTTCCTTTCAAAAGAAACGAAGCACCAGCTGGTACTGAACATAGTGTTCTTGCGTATGAGTCTAGAAAACTATATCATTATATTGAGGGTGGCAATCCTTCTCTTAGTCAAACCAAAAGAGAGACTATGTTTGTTCAGATGCTTGAAGGTTTGCACGATACTGAAGCAGATGTTCTTGTCGCGGCAAAAGATGGTGTACTCCATCAAATGTATAAAGGTTTGTCAGCAAATGTTGTAAAGGAAGCTTTTAATTGGACTGATGAATACATGGTAGATGACCATGCAACTTACCATCAAATGCCAGGCCCTGCTAATGGGTAGTAATTTTTTAAATGATTATGTAAGTTTTGTAGACCATACTACAAGCGATTCGTCTAAACACATAAGTTACTTCAAAGAAACTTGTGACATTGTTAAGGAACAAGGTATGGCTCCAGAACGTATGTTAACAGCCGCACTAGGATTGTCAGCTGAATCTGGAGAGTTTACTGAGATTGTTAAAAAGGTTATCTTTCAAGGAAAACCTATGGATGAACACACCAAATATCATATGCAACGTGAACTTGGTGATGTTATGTGGTATGTTGCTCAAGCGTGTATTGCATTAGATACTCCCTTGGACGATATCATTAACATGAATATTTCTAAGTTAGAAGATAGATATCCTGATGGCTTTGAAGTTTCTCGTTCTGAAAATAGAGCCAAAGGTGACATATAAAGGTAAATAATGAAACTACTTTTAGCAACAACATTTGCTGTCAGTACTGTGTTAGCACTCCCGCTAGCATCAACAGTATTGCTACCTAAGTCAGAATCAATAGAATGTCTTGCACTCAACATGTATCATGAAGCAAGAGGACAGGGTAGTGCTGGAGAACTTGCGGTGACTGCTGTTGTGTTGAATAGGGTTAATGATTCAAGGTATCCTAATAATATATGTGGAGTGGTGAAACAGGGCCCAACACGACCATCATGGCGTGATCCTAAAATTCAATTTCCTATCAAACACAAGTGTCAATTCAGTTGGTATTGCGATGGCAAGAGCGACAAACCATATGATGAAAAAACATATGATAAAATGTGGAACCTTGCTGATGTTTTGTTAAGTAATGAATTGCCGTTCTTAGATATCACTGATGGTGCTACGCACTATCACGCTGATTATGTAAAGCCCTCTTGGGCTAAAACAAAAACTAAGACTGTAGAGATACAAGATCATATTTTTTATCGTTGGGAGAAATAGATGTGGCTGATAATATAATATCCCTATCAGACTTAATTGAACAACGACTTCGTAAACAACAAGAGATAGATTATTATAGAGACACCCTTGTAAAGTTAGAACGAAAGATTCGTGAGCTTGATAAAGAAGTGGATATCACCACTTTAATTATTGATATGATTGAGACTGAAAGGGTCTTGACAATTGATGAGAAGCTTGGTAAAATACTACTATTGAATGACAAAAAGAGAAAAGAATGAATATATTCTATGTAGATCGTGATCCTAAGATTGCAGCCCAGATGCACTGTGATAAACACGTTTTAAAAATGGTGATTGAATATCCACAGCTTATGTCAACAGCTCATCGTGTGCTTGACGGTGATCAATATTATGGTCTTACCAAGAATGGGAGAAAGATTAAACGCTGGAAGTTAGAAGACAAAGTGATGGAAGACAATCTAATGAAAGCGTCACATGTCAATCACCCTTCAAACCTATGGGTTCGGGAATCTAAAACAAATTACAAATGGTTATATTCTTTGTGGATTAATTTACTTAAAGAATATACACATCGTTATGGCAGAGAACATGCATGTGAAGGTTACATAAATTTTCTCAAAGATTTGCCAACAAACATTCCTTACAATGAGTTTAGTGATCCACCACAATGTATGCCTAATGATTGCAAAACTA